GGGGTATGTCGATAAGGTAAAAGTGGAGCTAAAAAAGATTAGATCTATTTCTCTATAATCTCGAGTAGCTCATTTTCAGCGTAGTACATAATATCGAAGTAATGTTCACATAAATCGCAAACACTATAAAAATGAAGGTGTTCAGCGTGGGAGTTTTTACAGAAACATGTAAAACCTGACCTAACATTCAATAAACCTTGCTCACAATTTGGACAGTACGGGATAACCATGAAATAATTGTGACTTAACAAGTTATTATCAGTCTATAGACTTGAATTCTTTCTTTCTACATTTTGGACATTTTCGATTATTCTTAAGTAAAGTAATGAATCGTTTGTTACAAACTCCACAAGTAGCAGTACGGCATTCAGTACAAATGCCAGTGGCATTAATAGGGGTAGGTTTAGAGCAATAGATACAAGGAAGCTTATCGGGAGCTGGTTTATTTCTCACAATCTAATTTTAGACATGAGTAACACTACCTATCAACGTATTTCTTTCGACGACAATCTGTGCATTTCATAGAAAGCCTTGTTGGTATGAATCGTCTGCCACAATCTTTACAATTAACCGTTCTGCACTCGGCACAGATGCCGCTAGAATTCACAATCATGCGCTTAGAACACTTAATACAAGGCGCTTTGTTGTACTTATGTGGTTTCATCGTCTTCACTCACGAAGTAATACTTTAAAAAGTCTAACGAGCCTTTTACAGCCTTAGTATGGGGTCCGTCGTATTTATCACCCGGCAACGTTACAATATGAATGCGTTCTTTATCATACTTTCCGCTAGTCTCGCCTAACATTTCAAGCATTGTGTACAATAAGTGTCTAATAGCTGATTTATCGTCGTCGCCATCAAACGCAATAACCTGCACTATTTCAAAGTCAGTATCTTTTATTATATAACCATTATCTGCGCGTATAATTTTAATCATCTTACCCTCCATTTACATGTACATGGATTATTCCAACAAACGACGCACGAAATATTGAACGCCTTGGTCAATACGTTAAATATAATCTCACTCGGAGTGGACCTAGGTTTTGTATCTCTCATATGTTTATTTATATTTAATATTGCGTCGTCGAGAACTTGCATAATATCTTGTTTATTCGTTTTCATTTATAAAATCTATTACTCTCTCAAAAGCTATTAACTCGCCTTCATATGTTCCAGCCATATATGAGTTACCTTGATTAGAATAAAGAAGCTCTCTAATAGACTTCGCTGCTTCTATCTTTTCCTTTTTAATAAACTCTAATATTTTCTTTCTAAAACTAAGGTTGTCCATAAATTCTCGAATACTGTTTAATAATCTCTTTAACTTGCGGTGAAGTATAATCCAGCTCTTGGCAAGTAGGACACGACGGAACGCTAGCGGTAATCTTCTTCGCCCGGGCTGTACTATTAACAGAACGCTTTTTATTGTCTGATACTAGTATCTTCACTGATTGAATTTGTGGGTTCCATTCGTCGCCACAACGTGTACAGTTAGTCATTTTCATGCCATCCCAATAGTTTCGCCACTTCTTTTTCTAGCGCATCACCCTTTCTATTAGTAGAAGGCGAATTTGAACTCTGACACATATAAATAGCTTCCATAGCGAGTTCAAGGGCTTCAACAACACCTTTAAAGTCATCACTTATTTCTTTTGTGCGATATTCTTGAATTTTGTCTTCGATAAAATCAGCTATATAAAAATAACTCATAGATTTATTCCTCAACCTCAATCTCAACGGGAATTAGACTCATTAGTTCTGAGCCTTCCAACCAACTCAAGACATGAAGCTGTTCTATCTATCTTCAACTCAGAACATTGATGTACTATACACAAAGAAACTAATCTTCTGGGTATAATATATTTTGCTAATAAAACATAAAAACCAAGTAAGATAGACTTCATTCCTCTACCTCAATCTCAATAGGAATTAGCCTCATAATTCTATCACTCGGTACACCAAGTACTTCTTTAAACGCTTCTTTCGATTCATAAAGATAACCACTCATTATAACTCTGTCGTCGCTTGCTCTATATACCACTTGAAACATTGTTATTTTCTTTTTCGTTTTCGGCTCAAGTTCCCAGTCGTCGGCTGACGCGTCTTCGTAAATAAATGCAACATTTTTAGTTATATACTGGTTCCATTTCTTTCGCTTCACTTTCCTGCCAGAATTAATTTCATTATTTAATTCAAATAGCGTCGCCATTATTTCAACTCCTTTACCCAGCCAAGAACCTTCTCAAGCACAATATTCTCGGCTCGCGCAGCGCCAATGTCCCAACCATTTTTAATATCGGCAATATACGCTTTGTTTTCGTCAATTATCTCTTCTATTCTCGCTTCTAGTTCTTGCTTAGTCATGACTTACGTTTATAATAACTTGCTTATTTTTCAACAAAACAAGTGTTAAGAAAGACTAAATATTTTGGATTGTGACTCTATTAATTCAATTGCTTGTTTATTAGCAAAAACTTTTTCCACAGCTTGTTTCACCTTATTTGGATGCTTTCTAGAAACCGTTTTTTTATTCCAAATTTCTTTAAAGCTTTTTAATTCTAATTGGTACTCAGAAACAAAAACAGGTTCGCTTAAGGTTTCAATCCACTCTAAAAATAATTTTCTATTGAAGTTTCTGTTTTTATCGTAGGCTTCGGTTTTTAAATAAGGTGGGTCGCAATAAACAACGCTATTTTGTTTTATGTTTATATTTTCAAAGCTTTGTCTTGTGAAACACAAGTTATCTAATCTCTGTAGCCTCTGTAGCCTCTGTAGCCTCTGTAGCCTCTGTAGCCTCTGTAGCGCTTCTAATGATTGTAGTTTGTTTAAGGAAGTATTGTTTTTTAATAATTTTGGTAAATTAAGACACCTTTCGTTTATCGCATAAGTATCAAAACCACTTATATTTAAACTAGTTTTTGCAAAATCATCAAACCGATTAAAAACTACCGCATTATATAACGATTGCTTTTGTTTTTCTATACTTTTACCATAGATGTACGTTCTACCGTCATTACCAAATGACCATAACAATTTTATGTAGGCATTAGATTCTTTTTCAGTAAAAAAGCGTTCTCTTGATATCCATTCAGGAGTAAAATTATTATAAGCGTACTTCCCTGCGATAGCATCTTGAATAAGCTCACAAACGCCTTCCCGTATTTCATTAAAGTAAAAGTTTTTATAGTCGTGTTCCCGATGTTGTAGCATTGCGTGAGTAACTGCAAAACCGCCTCCAAAGATATCGTAAAAGTTCTCACCAGAAGGAAATATTTTAATTAATTCTTTAGCTATTCTAGATTTAGATCCCATGTAACCAATGCCGTAACTCATGGTTGTTAATATTTATTAATAATATTGGGAAAGAAATAAAAAACATCTTAGTCGGGTTAGGGGAGACGTTTTTCAACAAAACAAGTGTTAATTGTCGTTTACAATTTGTTTTGTTTATTTATTAGAGTTTTCTTAGCGTATTTTAATAAAACGCTTTCTTTATTCAAAACATGTTCTTCCAATGCGTCCTGATAAACGGCTTTAAATAATATATTTAAATCTTCTGAGTATCTAGCTAGACTTAAGAAATATCGTTTCGCTTTAGCTTTAGAGCTGTACTTTAAAATGTTCGGATTCTTCTTGAGAAAATCATCAAAGCTGCACTCGTTTTGTTTTAATGCTATTTTATTATGAAGCCTACTGAGGGCTTTTTTTGTTTTTTCTTTCATAGTTGTTAATTGTTCTTAAGGTTTAGTGGCGCATTTTGGTCTAAAGTCAGTTTTATCTAAGTTGCTTTTTCCTATATTACAGGATTCACAAAGCATCTGAAGATTATTGAAATCAAGCTCAAGCGACCTATCTACTGAGCGAGGTATTATATGATCTACATGAAAGCGGCCTTTTGTTTCGCCACACGCCATACAAATCTTACCATAATGAGCTACTACCTTGAATCGTAACCTTAACCACGCCTCAGACTTATAAAAAGATAACTCTACTTTAACATCATGAGTCCTTTTCTTTTTATTAAACTTAAACGCGGTGTCCTTACAGTTCTTACTACAAAGGCCTTTCTTGTGAGCTTTAATTGCTACACTTAAAATAATAGGTTTGCAGCATGATTTACAGATAAAGTGTTCTAACAAAGCCATATGTGTTTTTCCTTAATTGTTCATAATTATACGTTAAGATATGGAACCGCAATTCTTCCTACTGACTGACTAAGGCAGGCTTGGTAAGCCACTTTAGTAATCAGGTTCGAATGTATTTCTTGAATGTCTTTATCTTTATTTGATTGAACTCTTCGTTACCTGACTTGTTGTAACGGCCAAAGCTAAGCGAATACTTTGGTTCATCTACTTTTAAATAGATGCGTCTTGGTGGAGAACTGAATCAAACTCCCGGATTCCTAAGCATCATGCTCCGGCTCCTAGAGACTCTCTCAAATAAATTTAAAACAATTGCACAGCCGACGGCTCTATTTCTTAGATAGTTTAGGTTGCGGTTCCGAGTTGATTCAAACCAATGCCAGCACTGCTACTGACGTCCCTACTAATTATAATGCCGCCTATTGGGTGTTATTAACATAATCCCGTATCGTGTTTTACGACTTAACGATAAATTTTCGGCTTAATTTTAGTATTGAGTTTTCTGGCCGATGATGCCACAGTGACTTCAATACTTTCTTTTAAGCAATTAAAGTTACTAGCCCAGATTTTGAATAGACGCAATGTCTAAACGGAGTCTGGGCTTTTTAGTTAAAGAGAGTTCGTGTTTTTGTTCTTTGCTGTAATAAACAAAAAGGGGCACAGCCGAAGCCACACCCCTCTTCGAAGGATAAACAGCACCACGCTGTCGTCTGGTAAAGAAATATTAACATTGTTTACTTAAATTATTAAATAACAAACATTAAAAATAGTGCTTTAAATCTCATAAATAATATTATTAAACCTTTTTCAAGCAGTCGTGTTTTATGCAATAGAATCGATTGGCTTTCATGATGTAAATACTAGGATGTGGCGGCGAGTAGATAGACCTGCTTGCCGTCATTCTAAAAACAGATAACGAAATGGATACAGATTATGGAAAACAAAACGCTATTTTCATTAGCTCTAAATCTAGAGCGACTACTGATAGAAAATGAAGGCGAACTAAACGAAGAGATTGAAGCACTAATTAAAGTGACTGAAGGCGATCTAGCGTCAAAAGTTGATAGTTATTATTACATTATCGAGCGCATGAAAAATGCCGCTGCGTACTACAAATCTGAAGCTGAAAAGCTAAATAACATAAAGAAGTCCTGTGAGCTTCTAGAGGACCGGTTAAAAACGCGTCTTAAAGAGACTATGCAATTCACTAATCAAAAAGAGATCGTGGGCTTAAGGCACCGTTTTGTGCTTACTGATAGCCAACCCAAGCTTGTCATTACTGACGAGAGTAAGATTCCTAACGAATATAAGATTATTAAAACAGAGATTGATAAAGCTGAGCTAAGGATTGCGCTAGTGCATGGTGTAAAAACAGAAGGCGCGAGATTAGAGCAATCCCACGCACTCCGCAGTTTTAAAATCAATCCCTCTTCAAAATAAAGAGACTGAAAGGTGAATAAATCATGAATCAAGAATACTTTAAAACTAAAAATGGAACTGAACTTCCGATTTTAAATCTAAAGGGTAAGCCCTACCTGCAAGTTGCGCATCGTGTGATTTGGTTTAGAGAACAGCACCCTGAGGGTAGAATAGAGACTATATTTTTATTTCCGTTCTCCGAAGCGTCTATGATTTCTGTGTGTAAAGCTAAAATCTACGACGGAGAAGGTAAATTATTAGCAGAAGCTACTAAACGAGAAGACATGAAACATTTCCCGGATTTTATAGAAAAAAGTGAGACAGGTGCCATAGGTCGGGCATTAGCTCTGTGTGGGTACGGGACACAGTTTGCTGAATCTGACTTCGACGAGATGCCTAGAGTAGTCGACTCACCTATTATGCCAGCTAAGGCACCGAAGCCCGATTATGCCGCTGCTAAGATAACCATACAACAAAAGGAACCCACTGTGTTTGCACCTAATCCAATGCTACGTTTACAGGAAGCAGCTAAGGCTTATGCATGGAGTGGTGAGCAAATGCGCATATTTATGCAATCAAGGTTTGGTAAGCTTTTAGTGAAAGAGTTAACAGAGAAAGAAATAGCGCTACTATGCGAGACAATGAACTCACAATCTCACGCGGCAGCAATGGAATCATTAAAGGACAATATTAAGTAGTTTTAGTTTATGAAAAAAGACTACTCGGACGAATTTAAAAAAGCTGCGATTGATACTTACTTTTTAAACATAAAGAATAACGTAGTAAACGCAGCGAAAGTGACAGCACAACAATTTAATATGTCAACCAGTCGACTTAAAAAGTGGGTCGCAGATGAAAGAAGGAGAATGATTAAGTGAAAATTTCAGATAAAGAATCTTTATTGGTAGCGGTAGTATTGTTTTATGTAGGAAGTGGATGCGGCCAAGTAAAACGCATGACAGTTGGTATAACTGGCGTACCTTCTGAATATTGCTATAATGGAGTGGTTTATTTACAGTTTCCGTCTGGGGCAACACTTGCTTTAGATCAAAATAGTAAACCGTTAGTTTGTAAATAAAAGAAGGAGAATTGATAAATGGAAAATAAAATAATAATAAACGGTGTAACCTACATAAAAGAACAAAGTGAAAATGAGTATTCTTATGTAATCGCTAGAACTTATTCGGCTGGTGTGTTTGCTGGGTATCTAGTGAAGCGAGACGGTAAAGAAGTAGAATTAAAAGAAGCCAGACGAATATGGCAGTGGTTTGGCGCAGCCTCTCTTTCCCAGCTTGCTGAAAGCGGGACTTCTAAACCCAATGAATGTAAGTTTCCAGAGCCAGTATCAAAAGTAATTTTAACAGAAGTTATCGAAATATTATCTGTAACAGAAACAGCAAAAAAAATAATTGAGAGCGTTCCAGTATGGAAACAATAAAAAGCGGCTCTGGCTATGGCTCTGGCTATGGCGATGGCTCTGGCGGTGGCTATGGCTCTGGCTCTGGCTCTGGCGGTGGCGATGGCTATGGCTATGGCGATGGTGATGGCTATGGCTATGGCTATGGCTCTGGCTATGGCGATGGTGATGGTTAATTTAAAAAAAGGAGAATGCAACAATGATATGTTCAGTAACAGTGCTTGGAAGATTAGGAATGAAACCAGAACTAAGGCGTTTAAATAATGACGTTATTTTAACTAGTTTCAACATAGCAGTGAACGAAAAGAAAAAATCAGGAGAGAAGACGCATTGGTTTTCTGTAACAGTATTCGGCAAGACGGCCGAGTTTCTAGCTCAGTATGCATCTAAAGGGGATCAAGTAGTAGTCGAAGGTAGATTAAACCACGAGGAGTTCACTAACAAAGAAGGGCACAAGGTATCTAAGGTTTCAATCACTGCTAGCAATGTGCAGCTGTTTAACTCTCGCGATAACTCTGCGCCGGAAGATCCAAAAATTGTAGCTCAACCCGTTTTTCAGCCGGCATTTCAGCAACCTAATCAGGCGATGTTTCCTGATATGGATGATTCATTGCCTTTTTGATGTATTAAGTTATCAAGAAAGTTTTGAGGTATATAGATATGCAAGAATATCGCTGCACAAAGTGTAAGATTATCAAAAGCATTGATGCGTTTTATAAGAATGCTTCAAATAAGCGTGGCGCATCGTCGAAATGCAAAGCTTGTTTAAGTGTGGAGACTTATGAAGCGGCTCAAAAAAGTAGAGCTAAGCGAGAAGAGGGAAAACGCAGGCTAAAGGAGGGGTTTCATTATGGTGCAGAATGAATGCTAAACAATCTTTCGGGTTAGGTATGTTTGTTTTAGGATTCTTTTCGGGAACTTGCATCATGCTTGGAATATTACTATGAAGCTAAAGTTGAAATTTAAAAGGCGAATTCATCCCCTTTCTTTATTAGTGATTCTTTACTTTGTATTGATCGGAGTAGGGTTGCCAGTGATTATTATTTCATCTTTTATGGAGATATTTATTAAATGAAAAAGAAGTTTAAACCATCAAAAACATCAAAAGTTATTAAGACGACTAATAAAATAAAAAAACATTTTACTGAAGAAGAAGAGTTAGACCTAAAATATGCTTCGCTTCAAAAGTATGGTTTTGACCATCAAGTTATGAAGCTAGTTGAGGAGTGTGGTGAGTTTATCCAGCAAGCAGCACAATTTAGTAATAGAGAACCACTAGAAGAATACCCATTCACGAGTTTTGATAGGCTAATAGAGGAATTGTGCGATATAAAAATAGTATTAGACCAACTATTTATAGTTCTTTACAATGACGAAACAAAAAAAATTTATCAATCCAAACTAAGAAAGCTTCATAGTTACCTAAAATGAAAAAGAAGACACCACTTCCAGATGAGGAAAATGTTTTACACCAAGACGTTTTAAATATCGTTTCTTATTCCCCTCAAAAGCTTCAATTTATCATTTGTGGTAAACCAAAGTCAGCTAATCAACTACTCGGCCAAAATTGGTTTAAACGAAAAAAGAATGCTGATTTATTTAAGGACACCATTCGCTACCTAATTTTAAATAAACAAAACGTAACTAATGTGAAGCTTAGAAAGATAAAACACGTTAAAATTTGCGCTATAATCTATCGAAGCCAATACATGGACTTTGATGGCGCTGTGTCTACGCTTAAGCCTATTGTAGATGGCCTAAAAGGATTAGTGATTGAAGACGATTCTTGGGAGCTAACAGGGCCTTGGCTTATCGATCAAAAGAAATGCCAAAGAGGTAAGGAGAAAGTAGTTTTACAAATTGAAGAAGTGATTTAGTTTCTCTTCATGAAAACAATATTATTTTTATTACTAGCGTTAAGTGCACAAGCATCTGAACATGACGACATTGTGAAGGCCATGAAAAAGCCAAAACTAAAGAATGAAGTCATGACCAAATCATCCAAGGCTATCACTGTACCTCTAAATTTACTTATTCCTGATGAATTAAGAAAAGAAATCGACAAAGAGAAAGTAAAGCCATCACCAACTCCTCATTCATCTTTATTTGATAGAATATCGGACAATTACTATAAAAAAGCTTACGCCTTTGCGCCAGCACCTAAACCTATTCCTATGCCTACTTTCGTTAGTCTAAAATCTAACGACACGCCTATTATAAACCAATGGAATGGGACCTGTACAGCACATGCGTCAATGGCGGCAGCTGAGAATATTCTAAAGGGTAAACTAAACTTAAGTGAAAGGCATCACTGGGATTATTACAAACAATATTCCTCTCACGCCTCTGTAGCGTCATTTCAAAATCAGGCAGTTACTACTCAAGAGAATTGGCCAAACAACATAGAAGCTAAACCATCAACACTACCGCTTAAAGCTAAACTTAAGCAAGTTGAGTATATCGGTACTGACTTTGAAAAGCTTAAATCACACCTAGCTAAAGGATTACCCTCTATAGTAGCAATGGCGGCACCAAATGACCTGATGAGCTGCTTACCTGTAGTAAGAGAGGCATCAGGTATCGCGCCTAATGCCGGGCATGCTATGGCTGTTGTAGGGTATGGCCTTGATAACTCACTTCGAGGCAAAGGCTACTTCATTGTCAAAAACTCTTGGGGATCAAATTGTCATGCACAAGGGTATGCATCAATTCCATTCTCTGCATGTCAGGAGCCCGGTGGTTATTGCATCTTTTGGAACTTTAAAGAGATTGAGGTATTAAACTAATGGACACCACAAAACTAAAAGCCCTTTTCGCTGAACTTGAAAAAGAGTTTAATCTTATCGCCGCCAAAAACGAAAGGCTACTTCATCACATTGACGTTTATGCTAAAACTGAGGCCAAGCTTAACAAAGAAATAGATGACCTTAAAACTCAAATGCATCTACTTAAAGTCTCAAAAGCTAAAGACGACAAAGCGAACGAAAAAAAAGAACTACTTAAAAAACATGAAGACGGAATTGATGCCCTCATGCAAGACTACTTAAAATCCAAAAATAAAATATAATTAGGACTTGGCAAGTAGCTCAGTGGCTAGAGCTTTCGTAACTATCCTAGGTAATTACGCGTCGTGGGTTCGACTCCCACCTTGCCAGCCTAAAAAACAACACAACTTTTTACAGCCCAATAATTCGAACAACTGACTTTTGAGCGTCGGCGTAATCGTAATTCTTCCCGCGTAACTCATTCACTATATCGCTACTTACTTGCAACTGAAAAGCATCAAGGTTCAAATACATGAAAGTAGGATGCCCATTAACTCTCTTTGATAGCCTGCATTTCCCATTCTCGTATATTTTAGCTACTCTGTTATTCCCCTGTAGCATCCAGTACTGCCCATTCTCTGAGTCATACCGCTCACCGGGATACACTACAAAACTGTCCGGTTTACGCATATTGCCTAACTTTAAATTAATTGATTGGAACATAATCTGTTTATCCTTACTTTATCTGTTTAAATTTAATCTAACTGCTATTTTTCTAGTTTCTTTAGGTTCTTTACATATGCCGTCTCGATCATAAACTTTCGACCGATACGCATATGCACAAGCTTGCCAGCATGAAGCCAACGAAGCACTGTTCTGACGTTTACTTTTAAGTAATCAGCTACTTGTTTAGGTGCCATAAACTTCCCGTATTCCATTATTTTATCTCCTGAAAGTACTGGTTAGGTAGGTAATCTGCCCATTCTTGTACCATTGCTTTTATTTCTTTAATCGTTAGAACATCCCAAGCCTCTACACATTGATCGTAAATCATTGAGTAAGCTTCACACTTTGGAGAAATGTCTAACTGTGTAAGCTCTGAGGTAATAGTTAGGGCGACTTTGTTTCTTTTAGTTAAGTCTTTCATAATCTGTTTTTCCTTTTTCGTTATCTGTTTAGTGCAGCTAGTTAGTTACTCGCTACGTGTGCACTAATGTACTATTAAGTACTGTTATGCAACACAAATAATTAGTAGCAATCACTTTTTTTTTAGTATATTTTTTGATTAACTAATCTTAACAATCTGCATTTATCGCATAGGGTGATAGAATTACTTTTATTTAAATAACTTATGATTAAAACAGGTAGGCCAATGGGCCAAGAATCGTTAACTACTCTTAACAGAAAAGCTTTTAGAAAACGAATGGCCGACATGGGCCGTGATCTAAAGCTAGATCAAAAGATAAAATTAGACCTAGAACGGCTTAATGATCTTCAAAAAATGAGTGGAACAGTAGCCGAAGAGTTAGACATACTTAAAAGCAAGTTTACCGTTTACTTCCAGCTTATGCCCTACCTACTGCCAAAGCTTCAAGCTATCGAGATTAAGGACGACAATAACGTTAAAAAGCTAAGTGATGAAGAAGCTAATACTAAGCTAGCACTAATGCTTAATGATACTATCAGCGCAGCAAAGCTAGCACTCGAGCAAAAATGAGCAAGGAGCTAATAGCTACACTATACAAGCGTAGTCTCTACCACTTTTGTAAGTATGGCCTAAAAATGAAAGACATAAATTGGGAGACTCATGGTGGGATGCTTTCGACGCTACAAAACGATTCATTACGGAAGCTTATTGTTATGCCACGGGGGTCGCTTAAATGCGTAGATTTAAAAAGTATGATTACATTACCCAATGGAACTCAAAAAGAAGCTCAATTTTTAAACATTGGCGATTATGTTAAAACATGGTCAACAAACGGTTTTAGTGAAAACAAAATTATTGGTAAAAAAATAAACAAATCTCAAGACATGAGGGCTGTAAAATTCAGGTCTGGTAAAACAATTTATGTCTCACATAATCATCCATTGCTAACTATCAAGGGCTTTAAAAAAGTAGACGAAATAAAAAAAGGTGAACGCATAGGAAGTTGGGCTGGTAATTTTATTCAGGGAGAAATTAACTATTCTCATGAAGAAATGTTTCTGCTTGGCGCGCTGATTGGAGACGGTAGTTTATCAGGTGGTAATGCAAGCATTTATTTACACCACGAAAATTTACGAAAAGAAGTAATTAGGTGCGCTAATTTTATGGGTTTTGAGTGTGTTAAATATAACACAGAAAAAAGACACACCTATGGCTTAAGTGGTGGCGTCAGAGAGTGGTTAGATAAATTCAAACTAAGAAACACAACATCTCACTCTAAGTTTATTCCACAGGAGCTATTTAATGCGACAATAAGCGCTAAGAGGTCATTTGTTGCTGGTTATTTAAGTTGTGATGGTTGTTTTAGTAAAAAGTCTGGTAAAATGAGTTTTGCTACAGTTAGCGAAGACATAGCAAAACAAATGCAGCAATTACTGCTTACTATCGGTGTGTACTCAAAACACAATTGGAAAGAGTACGATTATGGAAACATAAAACCACGTTTTTACGACTGCTCTATTGTAGATCCAATAAGCATTAAAAACTTATTACTATGTCCGTTTGTAGTAAAAACTAATAATGGCTTTATACCATCTCAGGATGGTTATTGGAGAAGTGTGCCTAAGAATTGGCGCGAAGTAGCTAAACCTTTTAGATCAAGAGTTAATGGTTACAGAATAGACAATAAATACGACACAAGTTATACAAAATTTAAAAAGTTTAGTGATGAAATTGGTATGAGCTGGGCTTGCTCAGATGAGATTGTATGGGATGAGATAACAGATGTTTCTAATTACATCGGTGTGAGTATTGATTTTGAAGTAGAAAATGACCACACGTTTTTAGTTGATGGAATAGTTACACACAATTCGAGTTTAGGCGTTACAGGTTATGCAATTTGGCTACTAGCACGCAATCCAAACGAAAGAATATTAATTGACTCAGAAGTGTACGAAAACAGTAAAAACTTCCTTAGAGAAATAAAAGCGTACATGTTGGATCCAGAACTCACAGAAATATTTGGTGAGTTTAAAGGTGCCTTGTGGGGGGAAAGCGAGCTAACCATCAAGCAGCGCACGCATCCATACAAAGAAGCAAGCATAACGGCAGGCGGCGTGAACACTGTTAAGGTTGGACAGCACTATAGTTGCATTGTGTCAGATGACTTAAATAGTGGAAATAATTCAGGAACTTCAGAGGCTAGGGCAAAGGTATTGCAGCATTACAGGCTTAACAATGCTATCTTGGATCCGGGTGGAACTTACGTTGTTATCGGCACTAGATATGCCGCAGATGACGTGATTGGTAGTATATTACAAAACGAAATAGGGATAAAATAAATGAAAACATTAGTTTCAGTATGTGTGACTCACCACTTAAACATAAATGACGAATACTTAAAGCACGCGCTTGCTGGGTTATCAGCGCAAAAGACCGAGTTTGCGTTTGAAGTAATAGTAATAACAAGCGCAGAAAGTGTTAATGTTGATGTGCTTAGTTACTCAAGAGATGGCGCACAGTTTAAGATTGTGCATGACACGAAGCTTAACAACGCAACTGTAAAGTTTAAGCACTTTATGCGCATTAAAAGCCCTGACTCTAAGTTTATACTTATGCACTCGGATGACGTAGTGATGGCCGGGCCTACGCTACAAAACTTTGTGTTAGCGCAAGCAAGCTTAACAACGCTTATTATCCAAAACCCTTTATGCAATGGGGATGTACCAAATAAGTATATTACCCCAGTGTTCATAAATCTTAACAATTCACCTTGTGTGATACCGCAACATTTAGATCACGATTGGCTAACAAGCGACAAAATGGCAGCACTAGCAGCTTGGCGACCTAGCATGATGTTACTATGCCCTTTCGACTGGCTAGCGTTTTACTGTACGTTTATGCCAATAGAAGTACTGGAAAAAGTGGGTGAACTTGACGAAAGACTAGATTGCAAAAATAATGATGTAGACTTTTGTTTTAGGGCTGGTGCGCTTAACATAGCAAGTATGGTTAACTTTGGTGCACTAGCTATTCACTTCGGTAGCAAAACCTTGCAGTACACTAAAAGTAAAGAAGACGAAGCAAAAGCCGATGCAGTGTTTACAGAAAAGTTAAGAGAAGCTAACATAATTTAAAACTCGAGGTTACACATGAGATCAGAAGACATTTACGCATTTTACTCCGAAACAGTAGTAATGGGCCCAAGCTTGAGCGTTACTATTGCGCCTATCCCCGGACAACTTAGTTGCTCAATCAAATACGGCAATGGTGGAACACTATTTTTTATGAACGACAGCGCAATAACAGGCGGTTGTTCATACGCTACAGTAAACAAATATCCTTTCGCATCTACTGAGGTATTTAACTTTAACGGTTCAGGTTACTGCAAACTTGGCGTTGGCGGCGCGACAACTACTTTCTTTATTAATCGTGGTTTATCAATGGGAAGTACTCAACTATGAGAGCCTTTGGATATGCTCTCGGTAGTGGTGTAACAGGAGGTAACCCTCTTGTCTCTTTCGGTACTCCGGCAGATACAGCAATAGCAACATGGCGAACTAACGCAGCGACAACACTACAAGGTAACAATGCTTACATTACTGCGGCTGGGTTTGTTGGTATCGGTACGGCTGCACCTAATCGCATTATGCATATTGTGGGCACATCAGGTGCAATTGGTATTCAGCTAACCAACACAGCGATTGAAGCTAACGGATTTCTTATTTATCACGGTGGTGCTGGTGTTAACTCTCTACAAATTTATGAGGAGACGGCAGCTAAAGGCTGGATGCAAATTCAAGGCACTTCTGGCTTTATTGGTATCGGCGGCGATGCGCTTTCTCCAGTGGTTAATTTGCATATCGATAGAAATAGCGATGCTTACGTTAAGTTCTCAGTAAGTGGAACAACTGGCTCAGGCGTAGGCGATGGTTTTAATGTCGGTGTAACAAGCGCTGGTATTGCGCAGCTTATTCAGTATGAGAATCAACCGCTTAATATATTTACAAATAACACGCTTGCATTAACAGTAAGCGCAGCCGGAGTTTTAACATTTCAAGTTGCGGGTAATGAATCGACTGGTGGCGGCAGTGCTTTACTTGGCGCTAACTCGCCGGCATCGACGCTAACAGCACCTTACAAGTGGTTAAAAGTAATACTATCAGACGCATCGGTCGGATACGTTCCGGTTTGGAAATAAAGGGGATTATATGGCATTAATATTAAAGCAAACATACAACACAGGTTTTGAAGCTGATTACTTATCGATTCAGCAAATTCAAGTTAACAAAGAAGCTGGAACGGTAGTTATGACATTTTCAGTGTACAAAGACAAAGCAGCGAGAAACGCGGATAAAATAGCAACTTCTCGTTTTACTGTCAGTGCACCGTTTGAAGCACTTAAAAACACTAAAGATGACGTAACTTTTGGTGCATGTTACACTTACTGTAAAGCATTGCCACAATTCGAAGGTGCAGTAGATGGATAAAGTAGATTTGAAAATAGACCAAAAGCTTGCGCAAGCTATCTTCGATTATTTAGCTACTCAACCCGCTAAAGATGTATTTCATTTCTTAGTTGAGATGAAGCAACTTACAAAGTGTGAGTGCAATGCGACTCCAAAGGTTGTTCATACTGAATCTGAAATAGCAGAGTTATTTAAAAAATAAATGTTCTTTGGTTCAACAGTTATTGGAGAGTGGGCTATTACTTACGAGAAAGCGATTCGTGATGATGGCTCACTTTTGTTTCCAGATAAACTAAATCACGCATTTTTAGAGAAGCAGCGAAAGATTATGGGTAGTTATCTTTTCGCTAATCAGTATTTAAATATTATCGTTCCAGATGAGGAGCGTAAGTTTAGACCTGAGTGGTTTAAGACGTGGCATCAACTACCGAAAGCGTATAATACTTTTGCTTTTGTAGACCCAGCTATTGGGCAAAAAGACCATCACGACTACACAGCTATCGTTGTGGTTAGTGTGGATGCAGATAACAATTGGTATATCAGGACAGCGAATAGATATCGGATAACTCCTAGTGAGATTGTTAATAAAATATTCGATGTTTGTAATGAGTTTAAGCCGTCTTGCGTAGGGATTGAAGTAGTCGCATATCAAGAGGCGTTGCTTTATATCCTAGATGAGCAAATGAAGAAGCGTGGAAAGATGTTGCCAGTTAAGGGTATAACTCGCGGTAAACAATCAAAGAATGCTAGAATTCAAGGTCTAGTACCTATGTTTGAATGGGGTAGAATCTTTCTGAATGACATGCGCTCAGAGTTATGTGAAGAATTGTTAACATTTCCAAGAGGTGCTCATGACGATTTAAATGACGCACTTGCTAGTTTATTGGAGATAGTAGTGCCACCACAGCATGAAAGTAATGAAATAAAGAAGCCAGCGTCTCATATGTCGAAAGACTACGAGTCATGGGTGATTCAAGAGATGATAAAGAAACGAAACAACGGAGAATAAATGGCAAAAGCAGAACAAAAAACAGAATTAAAAGCATTAGAGCCAGTCAATAAAGAAGAACGTGAAACAACCATGATGTTTATGGATAAGATTGAGACTGCAATCTTGAATGGTGACGAATGGGTAGAGACATCCCCTGAACTTATTGCACATTACAATCGCAAAGGCTTAGGGCCAAACGGATACTTTATTTTTAAGAATATTAAAGTATGCGAATACGGAAAAAGCGAAGAATGCCAAGACAAAATGGATGCTGATTTACACAGATTAATGCACGGAGCTCAAGAGGCACGCTTTGAGGGTAGAGCATGAGTGAGTTACTTAATATCGCTTTAATCGCGGCATTAATTATCCAAGCTTTGTTTTATCAATTCACCATTCACAGATTGATTAATAAACTAATGGCAAAAAGTTTATCAGAATACACGTCAACTATCGACCGAGTAGCGTTAGAAGAGATAAACTTGAAAAAGCAGCAACTTGAATCAAACTTTTACGGCCACCAAGAGATGGTCGAACAAAACCAAGGGGCTGCAATTTTAAACAGCATGATTAGGTAATCAATATGGATGGTTTTAACACGCTAGATGAAACACAAGAAACAATGAAGGAGATCGACGAAAAGAAGATCTGCGCACATGTTCGTAATCTAGTAGAGGAGCGCCGTTCGGCAGCATCTCGCATAGCTCATGAATCTATTTGGATGACCAATATTGCAGCAATACTTGGCTTTAATGGCCTAACTTACAACGCTAACATGAGGCAATTCCAACCTGTTAATCGTGTAGCTTCCCGAGGTGGTAGTGCACCGATTAAAGTTAATAAGATATTGCCAACACTACAAAACAGACAAGCTAAGCTTTGTAAGAATCCTCCAAGGTATGAAGTAAGGCCGGAAAGTAACGATACTCAAGATAAAGAAGCAGCTAGACTAGGTATCGAGATACTTACTTGGATATGGGATAAACAAAACGTCGATGAGAAGCGTTTGAATCTCATGATGTGGATACAACAATGCGGTCACTCATACCTTAAATGCTCATGGGACTCTTCACTTGGTAATGAGATGGTTAACCCTGAAACGGGTGAGCTTGATTACGAAGGAGATGTAAGAGTTGATGTTGTATCAGCTTTCGAAGTGTTTCCGGACCCGTTAGCTAAGACATTAGACGACGCTTCAGACGTTATTCAAGCGACAGTAAGAAAGCTTGATTACTTCAAACTTAGATACCCAGAAAAAGGCGACAAAGTAGAACAAGAGGATGCTTGGTTGTTATCGCTACAGTACGAAGACACGATCAAGACGATCAATCAACGTGGGCCATCAAATAGTGGCTTTGCTCAATCAATGAAGAATTGTGCAATTGAGTTAGTAAAGTACGAGAAACGATCAAAAGATTACCCACAAGGGAGAATGATTGTTTGTGCTAATGGAGTGTTACTTGAAGATAAGCCATTACCAATTGGTGAAATTCCTTTTGCTAAGTTTGACGATATAATGGTGGGTGGAAAGTATTACTCCGAAGCAGTAACGACTCATATTAGACCGATACAAGACTACAATGACGACGTTATCCGTAAGCGAGCGGATTGGACAAAGAAGCTTTTAACCGGAAAACTAATAGCAGCGAGAGGCTCAGGGCTTTCACAAGAATCTCTAAACGATCAATCTGGTGAAGTGGTTTATTACGATGTAGTGCCTAATGCGCCGAATGGAGGAGCACCTACTCCTTTGCCGATGCCTACTATTCCTCAATACGCTTACAACGAGGAAGAACGTAACGACTCGATGATTAACTATATCTCGGGTATATCGGATGTTTCTCGAGGTACTATCCCTAGTGCATCCATTCCAGCGTTAGGGATGCAAATACTAGTTGAGCAAGATGATTCTCGTATTGGCGTGATGGTTGAACAACATGAAAGATCATACGCTAAAATAGGCGGCATGATTCTAAAGTTTGTTGAGAAGTATTACACAATGCCGCGTAAACTTAAGATTGCCGGGAAGAATCAAACTTACTTAGTTAAAGAAGTCACAGGCGAGATGCTAAGAGGCAATACAGACGTTATTGTCATTAGGGGCTCTACACTACCGGGCTCAAAAGTATTACGTCGCCAAGAAGTATTAAATGCGTTTCAGCAAGGGTTATTGGGTGACCCAGCTGATCCTAAGGTAAGAGAGCAAGTATTAGCGCATTTAGAGTTTGGAGACATTGGGGCAATTTGGAAGGATCAATCGCTTGATGAGTTCCAAGTAATGCTAGGAATTAAACTAATCGAAAAGGGTGAATTACCTCCAGCGCATAAGCTTGATAACCATGAGTTTTGGATTTTAGAGCTTAATCGTTACAGAAAAGAAAAGAGTGGCGATCTAAGTATTATGACAGCTGCTTTAATTGAGACGACAATCAATACACATATTAACTTTCAATTAGAGTTATCAAATGCATTGTCAGATGGGCCATTACCTCCTGCGCCTCCATTACCTCCAAGACCACAAATAGCACCTGAACTACTAATGAAAGCGCAGCAACTAAACGCATAAAGGAATAACCATGGAAGACCAAAAGAAACAAATGTTGATGGCTTTATTAGCAAAGCGAAAAGAACCAAAACCTTTAATTGAAGGTATTGAGGTCGAAGAAGAGACAGACGAAGAGAAGTTAAAAGATAGCGACCTAGCACCTGAGGGTGAAGAAATTGACAGTGAAGAAGACATGGCAATGATTGAGGAGCCTAACCTTGAAGACGAAGGCCTTAATCAAGAGATGATGGCAGCTTTAATGGGAAACGCTACTGAAGAACAATTAGGCAGTAAGCCTAAGGGCCTACGAGAACGAGCTATCTTTGAGATGCTTAAAAAACAAAAAGGATAACGCATAACCTCTATGACTATTGACGAAACTACTGAAAGCACGCAAAATTTTAATGAAGTAGAAAATTTAGAAGCAGAGCCGACGCCGCAGGAAGCCCAGCCACAAGCTAGGAATATTTCTGAAGCAACTGAGAGGGCAAGCAGTGAAATGCAAGCTATCTTAGACTTAGGAAAAGCGGAAAAGGTTTTGTTCGACGGCAAAGAGTACTCTGTCAAGGAGCTACGAGAGTGGCAAAAAGGCAGCCTCAGACAAGCCGATTACACAAAGAAAACGCAGGAACTAGCAGCCGAGCGAAAAAAACTTTCTGAAGAGTATGAGCCTTACAAAAAGTACTCCGGGGAGAATTTGCTAGCTGATCTCATGCATATCAAGAAAAACCCTGAGTTAATCCCTCAGTTTAAAGAGATTTATGGTGATAAGTATTCACCGGCTTTAGAGTTATTGGGTTTGAATGCTCAAGAGAAAAAAGAAGTCACTCAAGCGATGCAAACGAATCAGATGTCTAGTTTAGACCCTGAGACGCAAGCAAAGATTGATGAGTTTTTAAGTCTTGGGCAATCGCTTAAACAAAGAGAATCACAAGCAATGCAAGCTGAGCTTGATGCACGATTTTCAGAGTTTGAGAAAAAGTATCCACACGTTGACGAAGAGTTAGCGATGACAAGGCTCGAAGCAATCGCTTCAAAAAAAGGGGCACTAGAAGTTCAGGATTATGAGGAAGTCTATAGTCAGCTGAATAAGCGAACTATGGAAATGGCCGATAAGATATACAAAGAGAAAGTTACTGCACAAAAGAATAAGAACGCAAGTGGTGCGGATGTTCCATCGGGTGGCGGTATTCCAGGGCAAGCGCCTAAGATGCCGAGAACTATTCGAGAGGCACAAGAGTTAGCACTACAAGCAATGAATCAGTAGTTTAACATTTAACAAAGAAAGCAGTAAAAAATGGCAAATACTTTTGCAAGTACAGCAAATGCATTAGGAATTCTAAAGAATTACTATGCTGGTCCGATTGTAACTCAGTTCAATGACGAAATTCCTATCTATAAGCATATGGAGCCAGGAAAAGAAAAATGGAATGGATTACAAGTTAATCGCCCATTAAAAGTTCGTCGTAATCCAGGGATTGGAGCTACTTCAGACGGTGGACAATTACCTGTTATTGGCAAGCAAACAACTGCACAAGCAGTTATTGCAGCTAAATATAACTACCTCCGTTTCGGCGTAACTGGCCCGATGATCAAAGCTTCCCAAGGCGACAAAGGAAGTTTCGTAAACATCATGTCCTTTGAAATGGAACAAGGTTTGATCGATTTGAAAAACGATGTAAACCGCCAAATGTTCTGGAATGGTAATGGTTGTTTAGCAATTGTAGCAGCAAATGCAATTGCATCGACTGTTATCACTGTAACAGGTCGTGAATCTACTGAAGCGGGGAATAAATTCCTTGATATCGGCATGGTTATTGACGTTGTTAACTCAGCTGGAACTGTAGTCGCTTCAGCGGTAGAAATTACCAACCTAACAGGTTCTACAACTGCAACATTGACTCTTTCCGCTGCTGTAACAGTATCGGCGACTGACATTGTTGTTCGTTCAGGTGCATACAACCAAGAAATTCAAGGGATTTTGACATCACAAGATGGCTTGACCTCTTCTATTTTCAGCATTGATAGAGCTACTTACCCTGTATACCAAGGTAACCTACTCAACAATTCTGGCAATCAAATGAGTTTAGACTTCTTACAACAAATGTATAACGAAGCTAAACGCCGTGGTGGTGCTAAAATTGATGCTGTATTCTCTGATTATGACTCTGAGAGATTTTACAACAAATTGTTAGTAGCAGATAAGCGTTTCGTAAATACCGTTACTGCAAAAGTAAAAGGTGATGGAACATTCTCTGATAAGAACATGAGTTATCTTGAGTTTGCAGGAGTGCCTTGGGTAGCGGACAAAGATTGTCCTACACGAGTATTCATGATCGATTCTAAAACTTATAAGAAATACGTTTTAGCTGAACTCGAATGGGCTGATGAATCTGGCTCATATATGTTGGACCAAATAGGGGCCGATGCTTACGAGGCGCGTCTAAGATTATTTGCAAACGTTTTCCCTGAGAAGCCATCGGCTACAGCGGTAGGACGTAACTATATTTCTCCATAGTGGTGGTAGACATGGATGCATACTGTAAGCGTTTAACAAAAGAATTGAAGCTTTACTCGAGAGACCTATATGCCGACAGGGGGCCTAATGGTGCTGTGCAGGTGTATAGGCAAGCTACGAGGTATGAAAGCTATCAGTTTCAAGGGAAGACGCTTACGGTATCGCTACCAATGCCTCAACTGATTTTGCATCTGACAGATAACTGGCTACCGAGTGGGAGGCCTGTAGAGTGGGGAATAGAGCCAATTTGTTGGAAAATACGCTCAATGGATTCTCATAGAGATGACAGTTATTTTGAGAAGATGTTAAATAATAGAGAACAAGAAAAGCAAATAACAGAAACGAATAGAAAAAACGAATTCAAGGCGATTGCAGCGGACATGCGCCGTGATTTTGCAAAAGCTACGAATGATGTAGTCATGAGAAAATAAAGGAAGAAAAAAAATGTCAATAGTAAATAGAGACCTCCATGTCAGTGAACAAAAAGAAGTATTGTACTACGTTTCCCAAGGTGCAATTGCGACAGGTACAACTAAGGTAATGCATGTCATTCCTTATCCTTGTACTTTAGAAAGCATTAGAACTTACGCTTTGGGCGTATCCAATGCAATGCAAGTAGCATTTCAAGTATCCCGTTTCGCAGGCGGCGCAACAGCAATCGGATTAGGTATTTCTAATCTTATCCTAGTTAACGCAGGAACATCTGGAATCTTGGGATATTCAGGACTAGCAGTACCAGGTTCAACTCTTTTAAGCTTACAAGCAGGCGACGTATTACAAATGGTTACTTCAGTAGCCAACGGTAATGCGACTGACTTATCTGTGAATTTTGTAATCAAAAAAGTTCAAGATATTGTCAGCTACAACGGCGTAGTAGCATAATGCTATTTGCGTAGCTTAGTAGTTTATTCAAATGGGTGGGGGAATGGCAATAGGGCTATTCCCCTTTTCTAAAGAGAGAATCTAAATAATGTTATTCACTAATTCATCGGGTTCTTTAAGTGTTCCAACAGTTCAAAGGTTCACTTCCGGTTCAGGTACTTACACAACTCCACAAGGCGTTCTTTACATTTATGTAAGAATGTCGGGCGGCGGCGGTGGAGGTATAGCAGGCGGCTCAGGCGGAGGTGGCGGCGGCGCGACGGCGGGTGGTAATACTACTTTTGGGACAAGCTTACTAACTGCTAACGGCGGTAATGTTAGTGCGTTTGCGGGACGAATGGGTGGAAACGGAGGAACGGCATCGGTAACGGCATCGGCTACGGTTATTGAGATTGTAGCGGTAACGGGTGAACGCGGTAATCCGGCTAATAGTATTCCAGCTATTTCAACAGGTGGCGCAAACGGTGGTTCTAATCCAGGTGGTGTAGGCGGCGGTGCGGCTGATGCTGTTTCTAATGCTATTGATGGCCAACGTGGTGGCGGCGGTGGTGGTGGTGGTTCGGGTAACTCTGTTGCGGGTAATACACCGGGCGATGGCGGCGGTGCAGGCGGATATGTTGAGGCATTAATTACAGCACCATTAGCGACATATGCTTATGCAGTAGGTGCAGGTGGAACAAAGGGAACAGGTTCTACTAATAACGCAGGTAATGGCGGCGCAGGCGGCGCAGGATATATTGAAGTTTTTGAGTATTACCAATAGGAAATAAAAATGAAAACATACTGGTTAAAATTTGGAAGTGTTTCAGCGAGTTCATATACAGGCTTATTTCCTACGATGACTATTTTTAATAGCCTTGGGATTACAGCACTAGCAGCGCCGGGGATAACAGAGATTCCAGCGGCAAGTGGGCTTTATAGGTTTCAGTATGATCCGACTACTTCTATTGCATTTCAATGTGATGGTGGCGCGACACTTACAAATAGCATTCGATATATTGTCGGTTCAATAGACCCTAATGACAAAGTTGATGAGGATATTACCTCTTTAGGTTCTTCAGTATCAGCAATCGGCCAAACACTACTTGGTTTAGGTAGTACAGTAATATCGTTTAATGAGTTTTTAGGAACTACAGCTTCTAGTTTTGGAAGTACAGCAATTGACCCTGTAACAGTATTTGGCGCAGTGAAACGATTACAAGAAATACTAGAAGGTAACGCTACTTTCAGCAAAACGACAGGGACATGGAATATTTACTCTCGAGGAGCTAGTACGCTATTAAGAGTGAAGACATTAACCGACGGACAGACATCTACTTCTAAAAACTAGTTTACATTGTTTATAAATATTAAGATTGTGGGCTTATATGAAAAAAAGACCCACTATCTCACTATGTTTAATAGCAAAGAATGAAGCGCATAATATCAGAGCGCTTTTTGAATCAATCGAAGGTTGTTTTGATGAGGTAATCTTAGTTGATACCGGCTCAACAGATAATACCAAAGAACTAGCACTATCGTATGGCGCAAAGGTATTTGACTTTACTTGGGTAGATGATTTTGCCGCTGCTAGAAATTACTCATTCGATCAAGCTACTTCTGACTATGTGTTTTGGTGCGATTTAGATGATTCATTGCGTAACAAAGAAGCATTTATCAAGTTTAGAGATAACGTGATGGAGGTGGCGGATTACTGGATAGCAAACTATCATTACGCTTTTGATTTTCATACTTCGACGCCTCTTTGTACTTTTCCAAGAGAGAGAATAATCAAAAGAGGTAAGGGGTTTAAGTGGAAGTATTTTGTTCATGAGGGGTTAATGCCTAGTGATGGCGTAGAGCTTAAGCCTCAGATGATTACCACTTGGGACATTGTGCATCGTCGGTCGATCAAGGATGTTGAGGCGGATAGAACTAGAAACATAACATTGTTTGAAAAGAATAGAGATAAGTTCGATACGAGAATGCTTTACTACTACGGTAAGGAGTTATTCGAAAATAAGCTTACCAAGGTAGCAATTGTTCCACTAAGTGAGGCATTCCAGAAAGAAGACTTAGCGCCTCATGATAGGGTGTTATGCTTACAATACCTTGTCTATAGCTTTATGGAAGAGAAGGACTTTAAGAGAGCATTTGAGCTTGCTCAGGTAGGGATTAACTTAGACCCGCATAGAGCTGAGTTTCATGTAGCTATGGGTGATAGTAAGATTGGATTAGGCGAGATACAAAACGCATTACCATTTTATTATGCAGCTACAGCTTGTAGGCAGAATCATAACTTAGTTTCACGCTTTATCTTTTCAAACATTGACGCTTATGGGGCGTATCCATGGAATGCGATTGTTAAGGTACTTGCCAACATGGGGGATATAGAAGCAGCATTGAACGTAGCGAAGCAAACGCAAGAAAGGTTTCATCATGCTGAGACTGATTTACTTCTTAAAGAACTTACTCAAGCAAGAACTAGCCAAGCTTTCGACGTTTCAATGGCTACTAATTGCGGTGATATTATTTTCACTTGTTTTGCTAATGCCTATGAGTGGGATGGCGAAATCTACCGTAAGCAAGGGTTGGGTGGTAGTGAGACTGCTGAGATTGAACTTGCTGAATGGTTTGCTAAACTAACGCCTAGAAAGATTATCATTTTTAATTCAGTCAAGACAGAGAAGCATATAAATGGCGTAATCTATCGACCATTAGAGATGCTTAATGATTACTTGAAGCATAACGTACCTTGGATGCATATAGCGTGGAGGCATAACAATAAAATATGTAATGCGATGACAGTAGTGCATTCCCATGACCTACAAACTCCGGGAATTGAGAACTATAATATTTTTGAAAAGGTAGCAGTATTAACTCCATGGCATCGAGACTTTATGAACGCTACTCAAGGGGTGCCATTTGATAAAATGTGGTTAACAGGTAACGGGATTGTGCCTGAAAGGTTTAACGTCGATAAGAGTAAGAAAGACCCGTATGCGTTTGTGTTTTCAAGTTCACCTGATAGGGGATTAGACCGAGCGATGCTGGTACTTGATAAGGTACGAGAAGAGTTTCCAGAAATTACCTTACGAGTGTTTTATGGGATTGAGCATTTAGAGAAGTATGGGCTTAAAGACCTACAAGATAAACTAAAAGCCATGATGAATGAAAGACCATGGGTTACTTACTACGGAAAGACCGAACAAAAGGAAATGATGAGGCACTTCAAAGAAGTTTCTTATTGTGTCCAGCCATCTAACTTTTTAGAGACGTTTGGAATTTCAGTACTTGAGCAAGTTTGTTCAGGTATTTACCCAATATTTAGACGAATTGGGGGGATTGCTGATACTCTTAAGCCTTTTGTAGACAAGGGAATGGCCTCTTTGGTTGAGGGTGATTGTGTATCGGAAGCAGAGTTTAGTAATTACATAGAAGAGACAAAGAAAGCGGTAAAAGAACAAAGACATTTACGCGTAATGGTAGACGCAAATGAGCTTTCATGGAAAAATAGAGCGATTGAGTGGCTAGATGAGTTTAAAAAACTCAAAGGGGAATAGAACATGACCTCGTCGTTTGATTGTATCTTTTCAGGAATGGGACTTTTAACGTTTGGTTTCATTAATGAGAATGATGCCGTATCAGCATTAAATATTGTTAGTTATGGTTATGTCGAGGATATCGAGACGACATGGTCAAGCGGCGAAGAAAATGTTACTACTACTTGGGGTTACTTTTAAAGGAACTAGCCAGAATTGAAATAATTTATTAAGCTTAGAAAAAAAGGCAATACCCTAATAAGTTAAAGGACTGCCTTGGAATCGAAAGGTTTTGAGGCATGAATCTTGGACAATTAAAAACATTAGTATCAGTATGGCTTGATGACCTCGAGTATGGATATTTCACACAAGCTCAGGTCACTATGTGGCTTAATAACGCACAAAAAGAGTGTCAGAAGCTACTATTGCAAGCTGGACAGAATTACTACGCTAAGACGGTAGTGACATCGACAGTGGCAAATCAGAATGAATACATTTTGCCGACTGACTTCTTCGATTTAAACCGAGTAGCGATTGTGACCTCAGGAAGTGGTGCAACGGCTACACAAAACCCTTTGACCTACATTACGCTTAATCAAAGAGACATGGTTAGTAACCAAAGTGGTTCACCACAGTTTTACAATTTATTTAGAAATAGAATTATTCTTTTTCCAGTACCTAACCAAGCTCAATCGATGCTTTTAACTTACTCATACTTAGTAGAGGACATGGTACTTGATTCAGATGTACCCGACGTACCGCCTGAATATCATGAGTTTTTGGCAGTACTAGCGACGATTGATGGGTTTATTAAGGATGGTAGAGACATGACTCCTATGATGGCAAAACGAGCTATCTATGAGAACATGTTAAAGCAAGCATCTCAGGAGAGAAATTTAGATTCACCTCGCTCGATTGTAATTACAGATACCTATTCAGGCACAGACGCATACTATTGGTAAAATATGGCATATAGTAAAATCAAAACAGAAAGCTATCAGCTACTAGGTGGAATGAATGATAAAGCGTCGCCATATAATAATACACCTAACGAGTTTAGAGAGTTAACAAACTATCAATTCTCCGAGCCGGGCGCACTTGATAAGCGGTATGGCAGCACTCTTTATGCGCAAGGTAGCTCAACAAAGATATTAGGCTTGTATGAGTTCAATCGCCTGAATGGTGCTAGTTATTTACTATTTAACGATTCATCGGGTTTATATAAAACATCATTAACTGGAACTACCCTAATCGGTGGTTATACAGTTTTGCCTGTTTTATCTAACTACTTTTTAAGTAATACTATAGGCGTTACTACGGCTGGTAATGTCGGTGGTAAAATGGATGCGCTTTCTTTTGTAGATTGGGCATTTTTATCTTTTAATTCTGAAACAGATACTAATTTAAATAATACATTTAACCTTAGAAAAACAGATGGCGTAACTCTTTTTCATTTTGGTTTACCAAGGCCGCCTTTTGCGGTGATAAATCAATCTGGTAGCACATTTGCAGCGCCATCAAGTGCGTTTGTAATCAACGGTGGAACAATGGCTGGTGGTTCTTTAACTACCGGGCTTTATAAAGCTGGTTATGCATACATAAACAATAGGGGCTATATAGGGCCATTAAATTTAAATAACTTTGCCTTAAGTGACCCAACAATTTTAACCGGAAAATACGTTGATAACTACATAGATAACACAGCAAACGCCAGGTCATTGATGTTAGGTGGAATTGCTAAACTTCCTGAATATCCAGCGGGTATGTCTTCAATATACTTTACACCATCACCTGTAGAATTATCATCGTGGGATAGATATGGTATTTCAGCAATTGCAGTTTTTTGTTCATTACCAAATCAATCAACTCCATTTTATTTAACAACAATACCTGTAAGCACCGCGACGTTTATTATTAATAACTTAGATAACTTATCGGCCATACCCGCAAATGATTACGGGCAGGTTTTGGTTACTGTTAACTCTGATAGGGTTGCATATGTTGATTTTAACTTAGTTTATTCTCCTAAGATTTTAGAACTATATCAAAATAGGTTATTCATAGGTAACTTAGTATCAAATAATAATAAGTTTACTCCTAAATTTATAGGGACAAACAATACAGTAGATGCATCTGCTTCGATTAAGACTTTTACGGCTGAGGGCGCAAAAAGTACTATTATTTATTCAGAACAAGCTGAACCTGAGGCAATTGATATTGCTAATAATATAGAAGTTAGAACAAATGATGGCGATGAAATAACAGGACTAAAATCATATTCAAATGCGCTAGTTATAACAAAGAATAGATCTATTCATCAACTTAACGGACAGGATCCAGATAACTTTGTTTTATCGCAAGTGTCAGATATCTATGGATGCGTGAATAATAGAGCAATGGTTATCTTTAATGACATTCTTTGGATGTTAGATCGAAAAGGTATCATTCAATACAATGGCGCTAATGTGAATATTGTTTCTATCAAAATGGATTCAGTATTTAACCGAATGAATTATAAGTTTGCACAAAAAGAAGCATGTGCAATTTATCATAAAGAATTAAATCAAGTATGGTTTTGTTTTCCTGTAGATAACTCTGAAAAGAATAACATGATTGTGGTTTATGACTTCATAGCGAATGCATGGACTAAATTTGAAGGATTAGAACCATCGGTTATAGCGATAGCACAAGGTAGTCTAGCTAAACCTCAAGCTTTCTTTGGTGGTTATTCAGGTGGAATTAATTACTTTGGTGAAAGCTTCATGAATGATTATGGCAAGAATGGGATAACATGTTTATTTCAAACTCCATATTATTCACCTACTGGTCATTCTACTGAAAGACAATTTAGACGGTACTTTTTGGATGTTGACCCGGTAGCAGGTTCGTCAACTCCAATACAAATGGCCTTTTTACCTAACTATAGCACTACAGTAGGATTTACAGTTTCAATATATCAGCAACAGTTTCAAACTAATGTTAACTTTGGAATTCCAGCTAAGAGTTTATCAGCTAGGGGACTTCATTTCTCTGCTACGTTACCTATTAAAGTAAACGGGTATACGTTCGAATCAAGATATCAAAGGAGTGAATAGGTGAAACTAAAAGTATTCAACCTTTTTAATTTAAAAACTCTCGATGAACTAGCAAGGTTTGTCTCGATCATGATGAATGACGTGATTCGAGTGATAAATGGAGAGTTATCTTTTCAGGATAATTTAAACACAAGGTTTATTGATGTATCTTTTACGGCTGCAAATACTGAAGTGGGTGTAGAACATGGGCTTGGTAGAGTACCTACAGGATACTTTGCGGTAAAATCTAATGCAGCGACTAGCGTTTATGATAGTGGCAGTACAAATACAGCGACGACTATATATTTAAAAGCTTCGGCGATATCTGAAGTTAAATTGATTGTTTTTTAGGGAGAATTAAATGGCCAAAGGAAGTTCAACTACAAGTTTCGGAGGAAGTGGCGCTACACCTAAAAGTGCTATGGATAATTGGTTACCTAAAAATGATTATGCAACGGTTGAAGATTTTTTCAATAGTGATGAATTTCAAAACATGCCTGAGTTTGCAAAACCTGCTTTTAAGGAAGCATTTCAAAACGCTCAAAAACAGCAAGATATTGGTAATGCAGCTCAAAAGCTTGCGGATGATGCGGCGGCAGCAAATGCAGCTGTACTAGCAGCTTTAGAAAAGGCCGAAAAAGCTAGAATAGAAGCTGAGAATAGACGACTAGCAAAAGAAGAGGAAGATACAAGGGCTGCGCAAGAATATGCAGCTAATGTTAAACGAGAGTTAACGGCTCAATCTGATAGATTCGAAGGAGAAAAAGCCGGATTAGGACAATCTATTGCTGCGATAGGTGGAGAACAAACAAGAGAAGAACTTGGCGAAAGTTTAAAAGATGTTGAACAAGCGGCTAATCGTCGAGGACTTTTATTCTCAGGGATGAAAGAAAAAGCACAACAAGGGCTACGAGATGAGGCATCGGCTAACCTAATGGCGCAGCAACAAGCAATAAATGCTGATCTAGATGCTCAATCACAAGCTTATAAAAAAATGGCATCTGAAGGTGTAAATGCTAATCAAGATTTAATCTTTTCGAACATGGCTCAGCAACGTGAAAACGCAGCTACTAATTATGCTCAAGGCTTACAAGCAAGACGCGCAAAACTTCAGGGGCGCTCAGGGGTTAGGTCATTAATGACAGGAGCTCAAAAGGTAAAAGACGATATTAGGGATGCACAAGAGGGGTTACAGCCATCAAACTTTGCACCACAAGTATTTGGTACACTTGGGAACGTAGCGGGCCAAGGCATCACTGCTTATTACAACAAAAATAACAAAGGGACTACATAATGGCCAATAACATAGAAGCATTATCCATTCCTGAGATGAGCGAAGAGGATAAGAGAGTTATCAAGAATCGTCAGGCTGGATTACTAAGAACTAATCAAGAACTTGTAGACCAAGGAATGTCGAATGTCGCAACGTCGGGGCAAATAGGTTCAGGACCACAAATGCCGGGCGCAAATATGGCATTAAGTGCGATTCAAGCACGAGGGGACGCTAAACGACAAGCTTCGCTGAATGATATGCTACAACGGCAAAAGTATGCGGCTTATGCGAAGCGAGGACAGAACTTAGCTGATTTACAAAACGAAGCACTGAAAGATGCGCAACGGTTATCAACTAAGCAGAATAAAATTGGCGATATCACTCGGGCAGATTACGGCAATCAACTTGATTCATATGCGATCGACCTACAAGCAAGTCTTGAGGATTCTTACGATGCTTTGGCTCAACATCAAATGAAGGCTAATGCAGAGATATATTTGATAAATAAAAGACGAAAAGAACAAGAAGAGAGAAATAAGATTATTAGTTCAATTATTGGCGGTGTCGGTACTGTAGCAGGGGCAATAATTGGAGGAGTGGCGACGGCTGGTTCACCTCCAGGTATTATGGCAGGGGCAGCAATAGGTTCAAAAGCGGGTGATGTATACGACGCAACGTCAGCACCAAGGAGAGGGGAATAGGTTATGGATTTAGAGTCATGGGGTAATTTAGCCTCTTTTGCAAAGGGTGCGACTGAAGGATATCAAACACAAACTGAATTAGAATTGAAAAGAAGACAATTAGAAGAAGATAAAAAACTAAAACAAGCAGCTCTTGATATACAAAAACAAGAGTTAGCAATAAAAAAACAAAAAGATGGTTTTATGGATGACGGAAGTGGTTCTGTTATTCTTACACCTGAGGCCGTTGAGGCAGATAAAATAGAAAAAGAAAATAACCGAATGAAAGGGCTTTTAAGTAAAACAAATATAATAAAAGACCTTGCAGAGACCGAAAATAAATATGGAGTTAAACCTACAGATAAAGGTCTTTTGTCTTTAGCTTCAAGAGTAGAGAATTTTGAATCACCGGAAATTAAAAAAGCCAGAATTGATTCTGAAAAAGAAAAACTAAAAGAAGAAAAAGAGAATAAAAAATTTGAAAGACAACAAACTACAGAATTACGAAAAGAATTTTTAGGACTTCCAACAACTAAAGACATGCAAGTAATGGATGTTTCTTTGAAGAAGCTTTCAGCGGCGGCAAAAGACTCAAGCGGTGCGGATGATATCGCTATTGTGTTTAACTTTATGAAGCTACAA